AGAAAAAGAATTATTAAGGTTTAACAATATAAAAGTTTTATGAAATAATTAAGCACTTGGCTATTGATTAGTATTATATACAATGATATATTATAAGTAAGCAAGTAAAAACAAACAAAAACAGGTAAAAAATGAATTTAAAAAAGATATTAAAAAGTATTAAAAAAATAAACAAAATGAATTACGATTACGCTCAATTTGTAAACAATCTATTAGTAGAACAACAAGAGCTACATGACGAGATAAAAGAACTTGTAAACGAAAAAGAAAGGCTTCAAGTTGAAATAAATTTTCTTCTATCTATTGTCCCCAAAAAATATAGAAACTAACTTAACACTCATATAATTTGAAAAACAAAAAAAAGGTAAAAAATGAATATAAAAAAGATGTTAAAAAGTATTAAAAAAATAAACAAAATGAATTACGATTACGCTCAATTTATGAAAATTCTATTAATACAACAAAAAAATACACATCAATATATAGATGAACTTGAAAATGAAAATGAAAGGCTTCATAGTGAAATTGGTGGAATCATGGAAGAAATGGAAGAAAAAGAAAAACAAATTAATCAGCAAAAAACGGAGTTAATAAGTCACCGCTACTCTTCTCGAAATTAAAGAAATATTTTAGAAATTTAGATAAAACAAAATAATAATAACCGTATCATAATACTTTTTTTCTTTATATAATTTGACAAGCAAATAAAAATATAGTATAATATAGGTATACTTAAGTAAAATCTAAAATAACTCCGTGAGTTTAATCTGGTTCTACTACAAAATACATTCCGGTCTGTGACCACACAAAAAACAAATTCATCTCTGTGAGATATATAAAAATAATATTTCATACGACTTTTTAATCGTACAAAAAATAAAACTAAAACTTAATTAAAAAAAAGGAAAATTATGCAAACTTTAAACCAAAATTTACCAAAATCCACCCTTGTTCTTCGTGAAACTATGAAAAAGTTCAAAGACACATACGTTGGACCAGCAATCGTAAACACACAATACTCACAAGACTTCAAAGGAAAAACAGGTTATTCCATCTCTGTTCGTGTACCTGTTTCTTATGACGACTACGAGTTCACCGGAACTTGGGATCCAGAACCAGCTTCACAAAATACCGTTCAGGTTGAAGTTAAAAACTGGAGAGCAAGTGATTTAAGCATACCTGATCAGGATATAGCTCTTTTACCTATCGAAATCTACAATATTCACATTGCGGGAATGGTTGATGGCATAGTTAAATCTATAGAAAAATCAATATTCGGTTGCTTTAAAGAAGTTTATAACACTGTAGACGGTATATCTGGAACTCCTAACTCCCTTCAAGATTTATCTTACGTAGAAGGAAAAGCAGACGACCTAAACATTCGAAGCGGTCAAAAATATGCCGTTATTTCTAACTTGGATAAGCCTATAATGATTGGATCAATCCCTGAAATCACTCACGCTGACAAAAGAGCAGACGGTGGTTTAGCACTTAAAAACGCTTCAATAGGAACAATCCTTGACGTTGAATACTTGTCAAGCAAATACGTGCCAAAGAAAGCACCACAAGAAGCTGATAATGACATCACTGGAGCAGCTAAACTTGACGGAAGCGTTTCTTTAGGAGACAACTCCATTGTTCTTACTGGTTTTACCGATAATGACTTTGTTCAAGAAGGTGATATCATAGAATTCACAAACGGTGCAAGAGTTGTTGCTTCCGCAAATTCATTGTTAGTTGCCGCAGATAACTCAACTGTTTCAATATACCCATCAAGATTTGAAATAGCAGATACTACCTTCGTAAACAAGTTAATCAGTGTTGCACACAATTGCGTTATGCATAAATCAGCTATATCTTTCGTAACTGTTGTATTACCAATAAATATGGAAAATGTTAAAGCTGACTACATCCCTGACCCTGACACAGGCATAGGTATAAGACTTGTAGAAAATGGCTGGGACAAAACTACTAAATCTCAATCTTGGTCTATAGATTGTATGTATGGCGCAAATCTTACTCGTCCAGAGCTTATCGCTCGTTTCGATGGCGTAAGAGTCTAATCCATATATAAAACACACACTTGGGGGGTAATACCCCCATTTTTGTTTATATGGAAATAAGAGGAGTCTATGAACACAAAAAAAATAGTAAACATCAGCGAGTACAAGCTAAAAAAAACTGTTAACTTATATTTATTGAAAACGAAAGAAATCAATGAAAAACTTGAAAAATTTTTAGAGGGAAAAGATGAGCAACCAAGAGATACTGAAAGAAAGACTTGAACAAATTGGTAACTTTCTTGCTAAAATTGATGAAAAAATTGTTAACATAATAGAAAAGTATGACTCATTAAGTGAAGAGCAAAAAGAAGTTAGAAGTGAGCTTAAAATAGAAATACAAGACATAAGGTCAAAGCTTGAAAGTTTTAATCTTGATTTACACAACTTGAAAATAGAATCTCTTAAAACTAAAAATGAAATAGAACTTAAAAATGCTGAGCAAACAAACAGAATAAAGACTAACCAGAAATATAATGAAAATATATCAAAAGCTGGATGGATTTTAATAGGCGCAGCAGCAACAATACTTTTCAAAATGTTTTTTTAATGGTATAATGATAATATGAATGAATTTAAAGCGTTTGACTCAATGATATTCCATAGGGTTTTAGTCGAAGGACAAAAAAACAGAATAAGTAATGTCGTCCTGAAAAACCTACAAATAATCATTACAGAGCTTAAAAAATCTATAAAAAATAGAGAAAATAATTCAATACTAAAACTACAATCAGAAATATCAAAATTTATAGAAGAAAACTACAATAAACTACAATCGGAATTTGTAAATGAATTGCAAGAATTACTCGATTACGAGTCCGATTACCAAAATGAATGGCTTAATAAAACAGTAGAAGAAACACCTGAAAATAACCTATTAACAGAGTCAGCAGCAATAGCAGGACTTTTACTAATTTCAAAAAGTGTTAAATTATCAAGAAAAGAAACAAGAAATATAATAGATAAAAGACCAGTTCGTGGAGCAACATTTAAAGAGCAAATAAATCAACAAAAATACCAACTTAAAGAAATGGTTAGAAGAAATGTTGTAACCGGAATAAATGATAACGCAAGTGATGAAGAAATAATAGCAGAAGTTCAAAAAACCTTTAATAAAAATAAGGCTGGAACAGAGGCAATGCTTAAAACAGTCGTAAACGCTCACACAAATGAAGTGGCAATAGAAACATATAAGAAAAATGGATTTAAAAATTATAAATATGTAGCTATAATGGACGATAAGACAACAGAAATTTGTAGCTATCTAAATGGGCAAGTTTTTGAAATAGATAAAGGACCATTACCACCACAACATTACGGATGCAGGTCTTTTGTAATACCAGTTATTATTAAAAACGGAGAAGTAACAGAGTTTAAAGAGTTTTCAAATAGAAAAGGTGATGTAAGAATTACTACAAATGAAAAAGGAAATTTTAAGAAAAATAATAACTTCGATTTCAGCCTTTCAAAGATGAAAAAAGAAGAATATATTTGATAATCATTTAAAAATATGGTATAATATAAAGGTAAAGAGAGAAAAATATGTGGTTTAGTTTACAAGATATAATTGATGAATATGGTAGTGAAGATTTACCATTAAATGACTTAAATACGAACAACATAGATAAGACTGAAAAAAATCTTAAAAGCGCTGAGATGTTGGTTAGAGGATATCTTGAAAAAGCACTCGTTTTTGATTTTGACGACAACGGAATAGAAATACCACTCGCACAAAATCAAATAGACTTCATAAGAGAACCAGTTTTAACAATAGCAAGATACTTCTACTCCGATAAAACAACAGGTGAAGATAGTATTATAGTAAAAAGATATGAAAGCTCTGTATCAATGCTTAGAAGGATTTCAAATGGAGAAATAACATTCCCAAAAAATCCACTCATACAAGAAAGTAAAAATAATCTTTTCTTTAATATAAATATAATAAGGTCTTGATAATATGAATGATTTGCAGTTTGGCATAAGTTTAAATGGGTTTGAAGAGCATTTGAATACTGTAAAATTAGCAGAAGATAGATTTAACGATTTATCAAAACCAATGGAAATAACAGCTAAATATATGCTTAGGAGAATAGAAACAGGTTTTAAAAATTCTCACACCCCATACGGAAAACCTTGGGAAGACATAAAAGATTTAACTATTATAACCAGAAAAAAGAATAAGGAAATAGACCAACCACTCGTTGATACAGGAGCATTAAGAAAAAGCTTTAACTATGATGTAGGACAAAATTTCTTAACAATAGGAAGTAATAATGTAACAGCAGAAGAGCATCAATACGGATTTGAAGATATACCTCAAAGAATGATGATACCAACATCTGAAATAGGTTTACCAGATTTGTGGAGTAAAAAAGCATTAATAGAATTAACAAAATACTTACTAAAAGATGAAATTTAAATTATGAACGAAATTATAGATATCAATGAATATATACAAAAGGTTATAGATACTGTAAAAGATATGCCAGAATTTTTTGACGTTCAAATTTATGGAGGAGAATTTAACTCAGATGAAACAAATATTTTATCTAAAAGAATGCCAAATGGAGGAATATCTAACGGACTTATAGCTTTCGTTGAAGCTTTACCAGTGAAAGATATTAACCCAAATCTAAGAGTAGAAGAAATGACTTGCGTTTTCGTATTGTATATACTAAATAAAGCAGATAGAGGACTAAATGGATACTCAAAAAATGCTTACGCACACGGACAAAAACTATTACAATTAATAAAAAATAATAATTTCGGATTTAGAATAGCTAAAAAACCAGAAATAATGAGCTTTAGAAATATTACTAACCAAATAAAACAAGATCAAGAAATAGCAAAAATGGCCTTAGTATGGACACAAAATATGCCACTTGCTGAGACTGATAGATTTAATTAAAATAAAATAAAATAAAGAGGAAAATTATGAGTGCAACATTTAACCAATTAAACTCCATCGCATCCGAGTTGTCAAGAAACTCTGGAACAGTTTTTGGAGCAATCGTAGACGCAAACGGAAAGGAATTGACAGGATATGAGTCTTTCGGATTCGTAGACACAACTGAACTTACAGCAAGTGCAGATACAATCGAAGCAAAAAACTCAGCTGAAGGACCTAACGTGACAGTCGGATCAGCAACTATAAACACAACCGTTAATTTATCAATGGCAATAAGAGATCTAAATCCAGCAAACATCGCTAAGTTGTTCTTCGGTGATAAAACAGACGTAGCAGCTGAAGAAACCGTAACTGAAACAAAAAAAGCTTACTTGGGTATGCAAATAGATTTAGACGGTATTTTACCAGAAGATACAACTAACTTAGTTGTAGAACAATCAGGCGGAACAGCAACATCTTACACAGAAGGAACTGATTATGTGGTTGAAAGAACTGGTGGTATAACAATTCTTGAAAGCGGATCTATCGTAGATGAAGAAGAAATTGATATCACTTATGATACAGTTGCTACTACTAAAATAGAAGGATTCACAAAGTCAGATTTGTATATGAAACTTATAGTTCGTGGACTAAACAACGCAACAAGTAAATACTTTAAAACAGTTATGCACCTCGTTCAATTAAGCCCAACTGAAGGTTTTAGTTTCATCGACCCAGAAAACTACACAGTAGCAAACATAAGCGGAACTCTTATTGCTTCTAAAGAAGTTACAGGATCTGGACTTTCTAAATTGATTTCTCACACAGTTGAACAAGAATCAGCTTAATAATTAAATATAACCTTGGAGGAAAATAATGTCATTAGCTGACTTCGCAGGGGTTATAGAAACTAAAATCGTCATTGATAAATTTAAAGATGTCAATGGCGATCCAATTGAAGTTACTATTAGACCGCTCACATTAAAAAAAGCAAGAATGATTGTGGAAAATTACGGTATATTCGTTGAAGAATTGATACTTAAAAAAATCGATCCTGATAAAATAGATAATTTAGAATATGTTAGAAATTTTGGTATGGATAAGTTTGATGAAGCTATAAGTTATATCATAGCAGTAGCATTAGACTCAGAAGACCAAATAGAATTTATACAAACAGATATGCCTTGGCACAATAAAATAGAAATATTCATTGAAATACTTGAATTATCACTACCAGAAGATAAAAAAAAAGCTCAAGAGTCGATGGGGAAGTTTATGGAGATGGTGGGGCAACCACTATTGATGATCCTGAACAAATAGAAGCCGCAAAAAAACTTAAAGAAATGTTCGGTAGTGGTGATGAAGAAAGACCAAATAACGAAATGTTTAATGTTAAAAAAATTGAAATTATGATTGAAAGAGGATATTCTGATTACTTTTTATATTTAATAGAATCCGCTGAAAATTTAATTATGAAAGGACACAATACAGAGTTTAGAGACCCTTATAATTACCCCATTAAAAGACTTTTAAAAACAATAGAGATAGTGTCACTCATAGAAGATAAAAAAAGGGCTTTGAACGCTCAAATAAGCCTAACAACAAATATTGCCAGCGGAGGTTGGGGCGGAAAAGAAGCAGGAAAAAACTTTAAAGAAATGATAAAAAAATTAAACGGTGAGTAAATAATGGCTCGTAAAAATAACTTAATAGAACTTACACTAGAAGTTAAAAGAAAAGGTACCGACCAGATCGGTAAGTATAAAAAAGAACTTAGTGAGCTTAAAAAAACAGCCAACGACCTTAACTTAACTCTAAATAAAACACAAAAAGAACTATCAAAAAACATAAAAGATACTTCAGTAAATAAACTTGGAAAAGATTCAAAAGAATCCCGTGCGCAAATTGAAAAACTTGAAAAATCTTTAAAAGAAGTTACAGATCAACTTAAAAAACAAAAGAAAGCACAAGATGATTTAAAGAAAAGTGGTAGTTCAAAAATAAGCAATCTTAAAAAAGACGCAACAACACAAAAGAAAATATTAAATGATAGGATAAGTTCCCTTAAAAAACAAAAGAAAGAACAAGATGAAACAAATAAAGGAACTAAACAGTCAACCACATTCCTTAAAAGACTTGGAAACGCAACAGCAACCGTAAATGGACCTTTAAACGAATATTCTGGTAGGATAAACTCATTAGCTACTGGTTTTAAGTTAATGAACCCTCTTGTATTAGTAGCTATAACATCAATTTCAGCATTGGCTTTTGCACTTCCGGGAGCAACACGTGCATTCGCAGAAATGGAAAGACAATTAGGTAGAATAGACGCACTTTTGAAACAAACAGGTGGATCCGCTGGTTTTACCGTTGGGCAATTTGAAACAATGTCACAAGAAATAGCAATGAATACTTTAACATCTCTTACAGAAGCAAGGGACGCAATAGGTATTATATTATCAAACCCAAACATAAGAACTGAAAATTTTGAAAGATTACTTACATTATCACAAGACGTAGCAGAAGTTACTGGAAGTGATATGAATTCATCAGCAAAACAACTATCAAAAGCATTAGCAGATCCAATAAAAGGAATATCTAAATTAACTCAGGTTGGTGTCGTTTTCACAGAAGAACAAGAGAAAATGATAAAATCAGCACAAGCAATGAACGGAACTTTTGCCGCTCAAAAAGTTATACTTGATGTTTTGGAAAGTCAATACGGTGGAGCCGCACAAGGAGCCGCACAAGGATTAGCAGGAACTTTAGATACCATAGGACAAAGATTAGAGAATACACAACTTAAATTAGGTGAATTAGCAAATAAAACAGGTGTTTTAGATTACATAGGTGATCTAGCCTTCTCATTTGAAAACTTAGTGGATCAAATATATCAAGCAGAAAGTGCAATTGATGTTATGAACGCAATAATAATAGCAATGAAAAACGGAAGTGAAGGTCAAAATGAATTAGTTAGTCAAACACTTAAAGCAAATTCAGCACTTAAAAAAGCAAAAAAAGACGCTGAAATACAAAAAGCTCCAATAGATAAACCTGTTAGAGAAGCAATTCAAGGATCTGAAGATTTAATCTTTATAATAGAAGATGATATTGAAAAATATGGTGAGGTTCAAGAAAAAACCTTAAAAGAAATTGATAAGTTCCAAAATATTTTAAAGAAAAAAACCGAACAACAAATATCTAAAAATAATGCACTAATATCTGGATCAGTTGCTTCAACACTCGAATTAAAAACAAAATCATTAGTTGAAACTGGTAGGTTAACAGAAGAGCAGTTTAAAAAAATAAGTGAGCTTGGGGTTTTTGACAAAAAAATAATAAAAGGTTTAATTGATGCAGTTCCTTTTCAATCAAATGAAAATAAAACTTTAGCTAAACAAATTTATGGATTTATGAAAAGCTCATTAACTTCCAGTAGCGATGAAGAAACTCTATCTAAAATTAAACAATCTTTTAATGAAGAATTAACAAGTGAAAAGATAGAGGAGATGTTTAATGAGTCTTCAGTAATTGCAGCTAAGTCAACAGAAGAATTGAGAAAAATATATCAAATAGATTACAATATTATTGCAGAGTCAAAAAAGAAAGAAAATGATGAAATAATAAAGCAAGAAGAAGCTAAAAATAAAAAAATAGAAGAAATAAATATAAAATCAGGTTCTAAAAAATTAGAAATAAGCTTGAGAGCAAAAGAAGAGGAGATTAGACAAGAGTTAATTGTAGAAAGAAGAAAAATAAGGAAAGATTCAGATAATATAGATATAAAAAATAGAATTGTAGAGCTTGAAGCTGAAAGAGATTTACAAAAATTAAATATTCAAAATAATAATTTAGTTATAAAACAATTAGAAACAATGAAAAAACTTTCTGAAATAAGAAGTGACTATGGGGTTAAACTTGATGAAAATGGAAACAAAAAAGAAGGATCACCAACAGATGATCAATTAAAATTATCAAGCCCTGAATTCCTTGAAGAAAGCACAAATCTTGAAGAAACAGTTTTACAATTAGAAAATGTTAATAATCAATTGAAGTTTATAGATGAAAACTCAAAAAAAGAAATTAAATTTAACATAGAAGTTAATCAAGATAAAATACAAAAACAACTTGAAACTATAATTGAAGACACCTCAATTAAACAAAAAGAACTAACTTCAAGACTTCAAGGAAACACAGAAGAGTCTCTTGAAAATCAATTGAAAATTATCGATGAAAAATACGATAAAAAATTGAAAAATATTGAAGAAAGAGTTGGAAAAATACCAGAAAATATAGCCAATGAAATCTCTGATGAAAAATCTTTTGAAAAAGCAAATAAAACTTTTGATAATATTAATAAGAGATTTAAAGATTTGAATGATGAGTTCAAAAACGGAAAAGTATCACTTGAAAGCTACATTTTTTCATTCAATGAGTTAAATAAAGTTTTGAAAGAAACTGGAGATGGTGTTGGTGTAGATATAAAACAAGAAGATTTAACAAAAGGAATAGAAAACAAATTAAAAGGAAGAACTGATTTTATTAAAAATGAAATAGAAGGAATACTTTTAAAAATTGAAGATGCAGATTTTTCAAAAGGAATAGAACTAAGAAAAGAATCATTTGATGAACTAAAAGAATATACCAATGAGTTGTTTAAACTTAAAGAAATAAATCCAGAAATAGATTTAACTGAGTCAATTAAACAGATAAAAGAAATTGAGAAAAAAATACAAGAAACATACACATTAACAGAGAAAGTATTTAAAAAACTTGCTGACGATATGGCCTCTACTTTTGCTAATGGCATAACTGATATGGCAACTAAAGGTGGAACAAGCCTTAAAAATGTTCTTAAACAGTCAATAGCAGAAGCTTTTGGTAACTATGCAGCAGATAGACTAAAAGATATGGTTTTTAACGGTTTTAGAGCAGGACTTGAACAATTGGGATCAACATCAATAGGTAGTTTCTTAACAGAGCTTAATTTCGGAGATTACTTCAGTAGTGAAGATGATAACGCAATAAATTATGACAGGCTTGAAGGAACATTTGTTAAATCAATGGAGCTTAATAATAAAAAAGAACAGAACGTTAAAATAACAAACCCAGAAGATATATCACCTAAAAAAGCAGACACTTCTGATAAAGGAAAAGATGACTTAATGGACATAGGTAAGGATTTATTAAAAGGAGTAGCAGCAGGTCCAGTTAGTAAATTGATAGGAAATGCCGAAGCAGATGCGGGAGTTAGTTCAACTAAAAAACCTTCATCACCAATGAGTAGCTCTGAAAGAAGTCAATTAACAAATACTGTTGATAAAATAAAAGATATGATGCCAGATTTAGGAAACTTAAAAGATGTAGATATAAAACCACCCACCCAACCTTCAGGTCCAGTTGGTGGAGATACTGGAAACCCTTTTACTGATACTTTACCTGAAGAAGGCGGTTTTTTTGCAACAATTAAAGGTTATTTTACAAGTTTTATAGATTATATTAAAAATTTAATACCGGGATTTGATTCTATAATTTCAGGTTTTAAAGGTCTTTTTGGAGGATTAGGAGGACTGGAAGGGTTAATAGGTAAAGTTACAGGAAGCTTAGGTGGATTAGGAAATTTATTTACTTCACTTATGAGCGGATTAAGTGGTTTAAGTGGAATGTCAGGTTCATTTCTAAGCGGAATTACTGGTGGTATATTTCACGAAGGTGGAATGGTAGGAGAAGGAGGTCAACAAACCACTATAAGTCCACAATTATTAAAAGGTGCTAAATATTTTCACGAAGGTGGACACACCGGAAGTAAATTAAAATCAGATGAAATGGCAGCAATTCTTAAAAAAGATGAATATGTTATGAATGAAAAAACAACAAGTGATATATTAAAAAGAGGATCGGTAGGTGTTTCATCAGCAGGAAGTGCTGTAAATATAACCAACACATTCGGAAGTGATGATATAGCAATTGGCTTGTCAGGAAATAAAATATCTGAAGATAATATTGTTAACACTATAAAATCAAGAGCAAACGAAATAAATCAATTCTTAAACAGAAGATAAAATTATAAAAAAATAAATATTGAACCAAGGGAGTATATTTTAAATGCCCCTTTTTTTTTTACATAAAATATGGTATAATGTAATAATAAACATAGAGAAAATTATAAATGAGTTATTTTACTGGAAAAGCAACAGGGACAAATGATTTACTCGACATAATAAAAGATAAATCAATAAATCAAGGTTATGTTTTAAACAGAGATAGAGTTGAAGGCTCTCCATTAACAAGAGAGTTAATTTTAACAACATACAATGGCACAATGATAGGTTTTAAAATTCACAATATATCAACATCTTATGCCGGATATGATTTCGAAGAAAATGTAAATTTGCAATTAAATGCCGGACCGACATATGATGATTTACAAACTTTTTCAGATCAACCAAACTCATTTCTATCAGTTAATAACGAGAATACTGGAGCTTTTTGTAGAGAAAATGAAATAACATATCACCTATCAATAACAGCAGGAAGAATATTATGCGCTTACTCAATAGAAAATTACTATTATACTTTTTATTTGGGAAAGTACTGGGCATACGATACACCAGTTAATTTACCAAATCCTGTTTTTATCTCTGGAAACAATAATTATGAAACATCAAGAGAAACATTAAGCGAGTCAGGTTCATCTAATTTTATAGGTGGAAATGGTTATGAAACTGGAACTATTGATAACTTTCAAAACTGGATAATGCAACAATCAAACTCCAGCTGGACTTCAAGCTCTCTTAAATTATGTATGGCACCTTTTTTAGATGGATCATCAAATGCAGATGATATAATATTTAATAAAGATGGTTCTATATTACTATACCCTGTTACTCTATCAAATAATGAAAAAAATTATCTATTTGGAGAACTTGATGGAGTGTATATGATAACACCATATGCAGGTAAAGAAGGTGATGTTATAAATGACGGAGAAAATGATTATTTAATAATAAAAGCAAAAACAACAGGAAGATATTCAGATGGTCTTTTTGCTATTAAATTAAAATAAAGGATAATATGACAACTTTTACAACTTTTGAAAACAATACAGCAAATGACTCAAATGACTTAATAGGTAAAATGAAAACTTTCCTTGAGACAAATGGATTTATAATTGAAGATTTTTTCCAAGAAGGAAATGGACAAAGATTACACGTTTCTAAAAATGGACTTTATTATAACTTTAAATCATTTACAAATGAATCACCTTTTAGCCAATCATCAACAAGCAATACAAATAGTTGGCAATCAACTGATGCAGAACCATACAACTCTGGAATATGTGGAAATGTATCAAAGTCATATGATAATACACTTGATTACGATAGACAATTGGGATCACTAACAGATGATTATAGTGGAAATGAAGATTTATCTCAACCACAAGCAAATCCAATACTTACAACTGACGGACCTATAATAGAATATGATTTCTTCTACAATGAAAAAGTTTTTTATATAGTTTGCCAATTTAATTCAGGTTATTACTCACATATGGCTTTTGGTGAATTAGATAAAATGGGTGATTACGAAGGAGGAAGCTTTATTTCAGCAACATTTTATCATAGATTTAGTAATTTTTCAACAACATATTTACCAACACCATCTATGTATGCAAAAAACTACCAAGATAGAAGTTATTACGCGAATCAAGTGTTGATAAATAAAAGTGTAAGGAAAATGTCTGGTTTGATACCAACAAATGAAAATAATCAAACTCCTATTTATAATTTTGAATTCATAAGAAAATCAAAAAATCCATTCTTAAACGGAAAAGGAACTTTAATACCAGAGTCATTTTATACGCTTGAAAAAATTGATAACACTTATAAAAATATGCCAATAGGAACAGTTAATGGGGTATATATGGTTTATTTTGAAAATTATACACCAAAAGAAATAATAACAATTGGATCAAGAATATATGTAGTTTTTCCATTTTGGAAAAAAGAAAGCCCTTGGGACGATACAGATAAAAAAAGCTCTGGTTTAGGTTTGGCGATACAAGTAGATAACAATTATACGGCTTAATTATGTTCGAAGAAAAAATATCAGGATTTAAAATTGGAGTGAAAAAAAAACTCACTGGACAACTTTCAAAAAGTTTTGGTGATGTTTTATACGAGCAAATTGTAACATTCCCAGAAATATTAAATTATGGACAAATAACAAATGATAAAAAATTAAACTCTCAAATATGGAATTCATACAGAGAAGAAGAAAGAAATCTTGAAAACTATACTATTGATGGACAAGGAGCCATAGATATAAATTTAAACTTACCCTTAACAATAAAACCAATGGAAGTTTTAGAGTTTGAGGCAAAAGCAATAGCAGCACAAAGCTTAAAATTATCTGGTAAAATTATATATGATTTCACAGAAGAAGTCATTAAACCTTTTCAGTTTATATTAGGAAACTCATTGTTTGTATTTAAAACTCACTGGGATTTTAAAGCAAGCAATTCGGAAAATTTTCAGTTCTTTACAAGTATACATAAATCATATGACGGAACAGAACACAGAGTGCAAATGGTTAACAACCCAAGATTAAACCTAAATGTTAATTACACACTATTTGAAGACGAAAGAAGAGAGCTTGAAGGGTATGTATATGAAAGATTAGGAGATGAAATGGGTATTCCTTTATTTTCAGAAATGACAATGTTGAAAGAAGAGGTAAATTTAGGAGATAAAGAAATATTATGCAGTACAAAATACTCAATATTTCAAGAAGGCAAATTAGCATTTTTAGTAAACGGAAATAAAAATACAATAGTTGAAATAGAAAGCATAAGTCAAGATAAATTAATACTACAAAATGAAGTTTTAGAATATTTTGAAAAAGGAACTTATATTATGCCTATATT